CCAAGATTCATTAATCTTTCACCTATCTGTTGTCTAGAACCAAGATTAAATTCTTTATATTTAACTTTAGTAAAAGGCACTCCCTTTACATACCCTCTTGCTTTGTTATTAGATTTAGGAATAAACACTTCTTCTATTCTTAGAGGAGGAAATGTAGCCCTAACCTTACTTTGTAAATCATTCATATGTTCTTGAAACTTAGCTTGTAATTCATATGCTCCAACAACATCAATCTTAAATCCTCTTTCATGTTGTCTTTGAATTATCTTAGCAACTTCATGTTCAAGTTCAACTGAATAACCAAAATCTTTTACTCTTTTAATTAAGAAATTATATAGTCTCTGTGTTAAGTCTACATCATTTCTACAATACTTTAGCATCTCTTCACTAAAGAAATCAAATTGTTCAAACTCAATCTTACTCTGACCAAGCTTTGTTCCCCAATTTTTTAGTGAGTGTCCACCATCTATAACTGGATTTAATAATCTAGATAGTACAAGTGTATCTGTTATCTTACAGTTCTTAAATAAATCATAACCAAAAAATTTATTTAAGACTGGTATATCAAAGCCAATTATATTATGTCCAATAACTTCTTCAGTTTGTTTTATAAACTCTTCAAACCTATGCAGATTGTTTTCTTTAAATTGATAAAATGTATCACCATGTTTACAAACAATACACCAAACTTTATCTGCAGTTAATGTTGTTTCTATATCAAATACAACTTTATTAAAAGTCACTAGACTGTACCTCAATCAATCTTCCAGTATCATTGTTATACTTTAGATTACTACATGGTCCAGTTAATCCAGAAAATCTATTCTTTAGTACTCTAACTCTAGTAGTACTTCTGACTTCTGGGTCATCATTCTGTGCATCTCTTTCAAGTCCAATAACAATATCACTTAACTGTCCTATACTTGCTGAACCTCTTAATTGTGATAAAGATGTTGCTGCACCTTCTTCATGTCCTTTGCCATCTGGTCTTCTCAAATGAGATACAACCATCATAGCAACACCAGTCTCTTGTACTAGAGTTCTAAGTCTAGTCATGATTTCATCTAATGCTCTTCTCTCATCACCATGACTTTGGTCTGATACAATAATACTAACATGGTCTATAACAATGTATTTACAGTCTAAACCTTTTGCTAAAAATCTAACCCTTGATACTATATTATCAATAGAGTTAGAACCAAAATGGTCAAACATAAATACTCTACCAGTACCTACTGTCTTATCAAAATAAGTTTTCATCTCTTCCTTACTTAGATGTACATCAGGTAAATGTAATCTTTGATTAGCTTCAATACTCATCAAACCTTTTGAAGTTATTACTGGTGTCTCTTCTAACATTAACAAACCAATATTATCTTGTGTTGATTTAATGATATGATGTATAATCTCTCGCATAACTTGAGTCTTACCTAAACCACTACCTGCAGTAAAGGTGACTAACTCTGATGGTCTGATACCATAAGTTATTTTATTTAATTCTTCAAATGGATATTGAACAAATGATTTAATAGTAGGTTTTGTTATCTCATCAAACAAACTATTAGCATTTATAATTCCATCTGGTGCAAATACTTTTGCATCCCAGAAAGCTTTAACATATGTTTGTATTTTATTTTTACTTAAACAATCAGAAGCATCTTTAAAGTCATTAGGTAAATGCATTATCTTACATTTTCCTGGGCTAAATAATTCAGCTACCTTTAATGCTCCCTCTTTTCCTTGTTCATCATTGTCAAAGTTTACAATTACATTATCAAATTGTTCTAACCAATCTAAACTATTCTTAACATCTTTAACTGCAGAAGTAATACCATTCTTAATACTAACTACTGGTGTCTCATACTTATCTGTCTTAAACATTTGATAAGCTGATAGAGCATCCAGTTCTCCTTCAGTTATTATACAATATTTATTTTTACTAAATAAATGTTCACCAAACAATCCAGAAAATTTTGTATTACCTTGTATACTAAATTCTTTTAGTTTAGTAAACCTAGTTTTAGTTCCTATCTTTGCTCCCTGTTTATCATGATAAGGATAATAATGATTAGTTATATTACCCATACTATCAATCTTAACAGTCACTCCATACTTCTTACAAGTATCTGCTTTGATATTTCTATCTACTATTTCTGCAAAGTCTGATTGTCCTACGAAATCTTTTTTCTCATATTCTCTGTTAACTGTTGTAGGTTCTTGTTCCATATTGTAATCTTTCATATACTCTTGACAAGAAAAACAATAAGCTGAATTGTCAGCATTAACAGAAACTGCATCACTACTACTACATAATGGACAAGGTAAGTGATACTTTACAAATCCATTTTTACTTTGTTCGTTCATTTGCACCCTCATAAATTCCTTTCAAATAAAAAAGGACTGCCGACCAACTACAAGCCGACAGTCCTAGGAGTAGAAAAATGACAGCCATAATTTCTTATGACTGACTGACTATACTAAAATTCTTTGATGTTGTCAACACTTCCATTAGAAGTATTACCTGCTTCAACATTAAAGTCTTCTTTAGGTGTGTACTCAATTAAGTCTAGCACTTGGACAGCTTGTAAATCTAACCCTACACCCTTCTTGCCTTTGAAGTTCCATTCGTAAGGTTTGTACATTACTTTAACTCTACTGCCATTACCGACAATTTTATCTAAAGGTTTCTTATCAGCATCCACTAATTGTGGTTGTTGGTTTTTATCACCATTAGCTTTTTGTACTTTTCTTTTAAACCTAATTATATTAGGTATTGTTTTTTCGTCTATTGTTGTTTCAGCAACTGAAATTCCTTGACCCTTAAAATCCTCTGCGTCTTTAGAATCAACTGCTAAATCAATTCTCCACATAGGTTCAAACTTTTCGTTTGGTCGTGTCAGAGAAGCCCAGTAAGCTGTGCCTTCAATTATCGCCATATGTATTTCCTTTTTTTGTTTATTATTAATTTATCATTTTTCATAGATATCTTTTACCACATCAGTACCCTCCTTGTCAACACTTTCAGAGTCTTTATTTTCTTCAATGTTTTCAAGGACTTCTGTAATCTTTTCATCTATTACTCTTTTGATTGTTTGTTTTTTGTTGAGTTTCTTCTCAAGTTCTGCAATCTTTTTACCTGCCGATTGCACATCTTGATTAGCTTGTTCAAGCTGTATCAAAATTTTTTTAATCCGAGAATCTTTTTCTTCTATAGTATCAGTTAACTCTTTCTTATCTTTAGTTAAATCTGTTATAGTATTTTTATATTCTCTGAGTAAATCTTTATCACTCATTTAAATTTTCGCACCCCTTCTTTTATTGTCATTTTATTTATTCTTTTTATTTTATCTCCTGCTCTTGTTAATCTTACCCAATTAATTTCTTTTTTATCATCAAATAATTTTCTAAAATTTTGAATTGTCCATTTGTATATATCGTTTAGTTTTCCTTTATGTGTATTAATAGTATCAATATGCCATAAATTATTACCACTATCCCAATCAAATCTTTCTACAATACCAGTACTCTTAAATCTTTTTTCAGCTTCATTACTTAGAAAAGCCCAGTTAGTAAATGCATATGCAACACCAGTAGTATCATATTTAAATAAATGATACTGGTCTAATGCTATACTTGGTATTAAATAATCAGCTAACTCTCTTGTTGTCATATGTTTCCATATCGGCTGGTCTTTATATAACTTTATAGCTTCTTCTAAGTCCTCTCTTTTATTCATAACTATTTAAAAGTACCTACTATCATATGAAATAATATATAACCCATATAAAATAATAAACAATAACCTATTATCTTTTCGTATATACTAAACATTAATCTAGTCCAGTTATAACTTTCTTAACAATACTTAATGGAATATTTTTTGGTTTCTTATTAGATGCACAACCAGTTAATAATATTACTGTTATACTTATTAACATTAAAAATAAAATTATGTTTTTAAATATCATCATAACTTATAACACTCTTCATTAAACAATTCTTTAATAGGAATAACAACACACTTACTTGCTCTGTAATCTCCTATGTTTTTTGTATGAGTCTTTTTATATTTATTAACTATCTTTTTTAATCTTGATACTCTAAACACTAACATACAATGTTCATTGTTATCTAACTCAAGAACATGAAACCACCATTTAGATTCTGTTTTAAATATACCACTTGGTTTATCTCTGTATTCATATTCTATTGCTATGTTGCCAGTCTTTCGCCACCAACTTCTTTCTGTTTTTATTTCTATCTTACTACCCTTTAGTAAGTTCTCTATTCTTTTTTCTCTTATCTGTCCATACTCTAAATCTAAATCAAACTTTGTATTTTTAGGCATAATAATTTTTTATTGTTGGGTCTTCGTGAAAACTACAAATGTAATGTGTAAGAAACTTATTTAAATTTTTACCTCTAAATAATTTCTTTGCATTAGCTTCTTTAAGTTGTTTGTATTTTCTGATTATAAAGGAAGGGTCTAAGTTTGCATAATCGCAAATTAAACAGAAGTGATGGTCGTTGATTGAAAACCAATCGTTAGCTTCTTTAATTATAACATCTCTTGCATTTCCCCATGCATGAATATCAACATCAAGTCCATCCATGATTGCTCTAACTATAACACAGCGATATAATAATACCTCTGATGTTATTGCTGAACCTTCACCTTGACCTGCGTTTATGCCTGAAGAAGTATCTCTATTCAATATCATTTATCATTTTATTAAACACTTTATCTATGAGTTTTTGTTTCTTATTCTTTACAATCTTTGACTGATACTGTCTTTTCTTTAGAAGATAAGCCATTGGATTTTTCAACTTTGTTTTTGTATGTTTTTTCATCTATCTCTTCTATTGTATGTCTAGTCTTTTTAACTTCTCTTGAGATTATATTTGAATAAGGACTCCAATTTAATTTCTCTAAATCTTTTAATGTAGTACCTGAGTTATAATAATCTTCTACGCATACATCTACATTAACCCAAGATTTTTTTAAGAAATATTTATTGCTCATAGAAATGTCCTCTAAAATGTTTATTGTTTTATGAAATGCTGTCTTAATTAATGACAGTATTCCTATTATACAGATAAACATTTGCCAAGTGAACATTAAATAAAAATATTTTTTATCTAATAATATCAATGGTTTAGAGTACATTTGTCTAATCCTTTCACCTATAAGTTGTATTATTAATTAAGCTGGTTGATGTCCACATTCTAAAAATATCTTCCAGTCTTTTCTATCTATAAAATTACATAAATCAAACTTCATCATTGCACTTTCATAGCCATCAGCATTTATAAATAAATGTAAATCATGTTTTATATTATGAAACATATAAACACTATTTGTTTTATCTTCATGTTCATAATTTTCTAAATCATCTATTGCTTCATCCCACTCTTTATTTTTCTTTTTCTTTTTAGTCATTAAGCTACCTCCCTTACTATTGTTATTCCTCTTGCATGGGCAGGATATCTTTTTATATATCCTTTCCATTCTATATAACCTAACATTTGAGCAATACTACTTGTTGATTTTGCGTTCATGTATGAACACATCTCTCTAACTGTAGGCATATATTCATTTTCTTTTTTGTATTCTTTTATATATTTAAATAACTTTAATTGTTTTGGTGTAAGAAAATATTTATTTAAATATTGTTCTACTTTATAATTATTTCCCATTCTCTTTTCTTTCTATATCAGTAATCATATCTTCAATTTGTTTTTTAATATAATTTAATTCATTCTTACCAAGCAAACCAGATACTTGTATGATTGTTGATATTCTTTTTTGTTGTAAATATCTATCCTTATTTCTATCAATCATTTCAAATCTAGCTTCATCCATTTAACACCTCCTGTAAATCTTCCATTGGACTTTCCTCTATGTGTTGATAGTCATGTGATTGCTCAAACAAAAAGTATTCTAAGTTATCATAATCTTTTGCTTCAATCATTAACTCTACATACTTATCAGCACTTTCTCTGTTAAAGAATTGTTTATCTTGTATAAAATTATTTTGATTTTTAAACTTACTCATTACTATATATTTTTTTATTGGTTTCTTTTCCATTTTATTTTCTCCTTTTATTAGTTCTTTTATTTCTGCCCATATACCAGTCACCAGATTCATAATTCCATCTCTTCCCATGGTGTCCTCTTATATCTGCATACCACATTCTTATTCTTACTATTATTTTTTTCCAAATCATATAATGTATATATCATGTTCTGTATTAGTTCACAACCTTTGCTTTGCATATTTTATTCTCAATTAAGAAATTAGCTTGTCTTCCAAACCAACCCTGTAATTGCCATGCTACTCCAGTATCAATTAGATATTGCCATGCATCTATCTCTTCTTCTGCAGTATCACATGGTATATATCCCTCTGCTCTTCCTACTGCTTGATGTACATCCATCACCAACTTTTTATCTAGCTTCATTGTTTCATACCTCCTATAAAATTCTAATTCAATCCTTGATTTAAATACTTTCTTACCAAATATTGCTTTATTAATTTTTACTTTTTTTGTCATAATGTTCTACTATTTGTTTTGCTACATCTATTTTTTTACTCGTTATTAAAAATGGTAGTAAAGATTTACAAGCTTCATAACATTCCTCATTTAAAACTACCCATATCTTTTGTGGTTTAGTTATAGTTCCTTTAGCTGATACTCTTGGTTTCTTATAATAAACTTTACCACCAAAGATTTCTTGTAGTACTTCTATTGGTCTAAAGTCTGTATTACATACTTCCATTCTTATTCTTTTGTATGGTTCTTGTTTGTATTGTAGATAACCTTCACCATCTACAAATCCACTTGCCCACTTAATCATACTTTCTATATTACTTATCACTATTAAACTCCTTCATCTTTTCTTGTAAGATAACTCCAATCAGTTCCATTTTACTATTATCTCTAGTGTTCCAAGTACTTTTATTAGCTTCCCAAATATCATACTTCCAACTATTCCAATCATCAAGTATCTCTTTCATCATTTGTTCAGTCATTGCTTTCCTCCTTCCACTTTTTATATCCTTCTACCCAAGTTTCTTTAGGTTTAAATTCTATAATATTACTTTCAATTCGTTCTATATCTTTTTTCTTTATATTTAAATCACCTATTTCATCACCACCACTTTGTATCCAATCTAACACATTAACATCCATTGCTTTATTATAAGCATCAGATTTATTTTGTGCATCAATCTCAATGTAATGTCCTATTGTTTCATAAGCCCATACTCTATATCTTTTCATATCACTATCACTCCTAATATAAATCCTACTATAAACCAAACAATCTCTGACCTATAATATAAACTCCATACATTAAATTTACCAAGCCATTTCTTTATCATCATGGTATTCCTCCTCATTTTCTTTTTCATATACTGCTTTGTTATATGCGTTCTTAACTACATCCTCATCTAAAAAATATCCATTGTTATCTTTGTGCCAATACTTTTTAAATAGAATTGTTTGTACTTCAGGAAGAGTAATTGTTTCATGTCCTCTCTCTAATGAAGTTCTACTCATTACTATTTCCATTACTTCCTGTTGTACTTCTTGTATCGCTTGTTTGACTTTTCCCATTTTATTATATGCTCCTTTGTTATGTTTAGTGATTTTGCTAAACCCATCACACTCCAATGTTTCTCTTTAATTAATTGTCCTAACTTTTTTCTTATTGGCATATGTCCTCCTTATCTAGTTCTAAAAAGTAATCCCAACCCTCTTCATTATCATCATTGTATTGATAGTTAATTTTAATTTTATTTTTCTTTAACATATCATTAACTTCATCAAGCACCAAATCAATGATTTCATCTGCTCTAGATTTATAGTTCCAACCTATCCAATTATTTACTTTCATATCACTCCTCCTACTTCTAAATCAAACTCTAACTTTTCAAGCAAGTCATTTCTTAACCAGTCAAAGTCATCATCTTTATTTGATAAGTCACTCTCATTGTACTCATCAGAATAAAAATCTTTTATCTGCTCACCCATAACATCAAACTCTTGCTTACCTTTAACTATCTCTACTAATAGTTTTATCTCTTCATTACTGAAGTTCTTTTTTATTTCAGTTATTGTTTTCATTTTCCTCCTTATGTTCCTCCACCCATATGTCATCAACATATTCATGTAGATATTGTTTACAATGTATTAGTGCCATCTCTTTAGCTTCCTCTTCATCATCTGCTTCCCATATATCCTCATAACCCAACTCACTTATGTTTACTTTGTAAAACTTCATTTCACTACCACCCTTCCTGTATCTCTATCTTTTGGATAATAACCTTCCTCATTAATATTCTTTTGAGTTCTAGATAGTCTTTCAAATAGTTTCTCATCAAAACTTTCCCATACAAAAAAGTTTGTAGGTAATAGTTCTCTATCTACATTTAACTCAATAGGTTTACTGCCAAACCCATTACATATTACTCCATACTTTCTTTTAGGATTATTCAAATCTGTGACTTGAAATTTTATAGTCACAAAATATTCTTTTGAATAATATTTGTTTGGTCTTTTGTCACCTATGCTAGTCACCTTAACTAAATAATTACCTGACCTCATATCAGATAATTTTTGATTTAAGTTATTATACATTTTTCTCCTTTTGTTTTTTTAAACTTACTTCTAGTATATAAAACTTTGTGGCAAAACTTTGACTATTGTTTGTCCACAAAAAGAAAAACAGAAGTAAATTATTATAACAGGTGTGACATAACATCACATTAGTATAATGTTTTGTATATGTTCTATTATAATTCATTTTAAAATAGTATATATAAATAATTAGGTTTATTAATAACAACAACATTACTATTTCTAATTATATATATAACTAATACCAATAGTCATCAATATTCTCAATCGTATATTCAACAACTTTATATTGTTCGTTTCTCTTCATACTTTTTTTCGCAAACTCTTTTGCTTCTTTCTCTTCAGAAAAAATTGTATTAGTATATAATCTATACTTGTCTTCACTTTTCTTTTTGAAAATTACAAAGTACATTTATATTTCCTCTCTCATTAATTCAAATGTAAATCTTCCAGTTTGTTTTAAATAATCTACATCATGTTGAGTTAATGATTGTTGTTTATGTATTACTGGCAACCATACATCCTCTTTTTTTGTAGTGTAATATAAAACTCTTCCATAGTTTTTATCTTTTCTTAACACCATATGTATCTTGTTTTGTTCACTCATTGTT